TAGTGAAGGATTAAATCAGGCTCGTGAAGCAGGGAAAGGTCTTACCAAAACAATTGAAGATATACAGCGTGATGGTAAAGACGTAGCAAAAAAGGATTTAGAAGATCACCAACGCCAACGTATTCACAGAGAAGCAATGGAAAACTCGGTAATCTATCGAGCGATTCAGGAGTACAAAAACCAAAGCGAAATTATTCAAGCCGAAAACAAAGCGGAAAAAGATTTTAAAGAAAAGTACGGCGAGAAAGAGTGGGCAAAAGTGCTTGAGTTAAAAGTGGTAGTTGAACGAGAACGCAAGGAAAATCAGACGCATTACGGACATAAATTAAAAGATGTTCAAAGGGTTCAAATGTATTGTTGGATTGCTGCTTTTATTGTTACCTGTCTTTTGTATTACTTTCGCCTTGTATGACGCTCTATTGGTTCGTGGTGTTCTTAATAGAACTTGGTTTATGGAGTCAAATTGCATTTTTACATTGGGAAATCAAGCAATTACAGCAGACAAAAAAGCCAATTCGATTTAAAATTACTAGAACTATTACCGAAGAACGAACCAAAAAGGACATCGTGCGTGGATGATGAAGTGTTTAAATGGTGGACTATCTTTGCATTAGTTTGTATGATGATAATTATTCTTCTAAAGGATTGATATGGCACTTGACCCAATTTCAGCGGCACTAGACCTAGGCAATACTCTAATTACCCGAATCTTCCCCGATCCTGCACAAGCCGCTAACGCTAAGTTAGAGTTGCTTAAACTGCAACAATCAGGTGATTTGGCTCAAATGACAGCCCAAACCGACATTAACAAGGTTGAAGCAGGCAGTACCTCGATGTTTGTTTCAGGCTGGCGTCCGGCAATCGGTTGGGTATGTGCATTGGCATTGGCATACCAATACCTGTTTAAACCTCTTCTTACAGGAATACTTCCTGCGTTCAACATAACTATCCCGCCATTGCCGGGTCTTGACGATAATCTATGGCAGTTAATGATGGGGATGCTTGGAATGGGTGGACTTAGAACTTTTGAAAAGGTTCAAGGAGTTGCAAGTAAATGAAGCCAAAAGAACATGTTTTATTAATTGCATCTTGGTCGTTGGTTGCTGTAATTGTGGCGTTTTTGTTGATGTTTATATATGCAATTGTCGATCCAAACGTTGATGATGCTAAGGTATTTGACATTATTGGTCCTGCGTTTCAAACAGTTATCGGTGGTTTTATTGGGTTAATTACAGGTATTAAAATTGGGGATAGTGATGAATAGTAACTACGATGCATCATTGGCAAATGTACTAAAGAGCGAAGGGCTTTGGAGTGACAATCCTGCCGATCCGGGTGGTGCTACTATGAAAGGCATTACCTTAGAAGTATATCGTGCGTGGAAACGTAATCCACATATTACTAAAGAGGAATTAAAAGCAATACCTGATGAAGATGTCTACGCCCTATACAGAGAATTGTATTGGGATAAAATTTGTGGTGATAGTTTACCAATTGGAATTGATTACGCAGTTTTTGATGCCGCAGTAAACATGGGGGTTGGTCGTGCTTCAAAGTTGCTCCAAGAGGCGATTGGGGTAACTGCCGATGGCGTTATTGGTAATGGGACATTAAACGTTCTTGCTAAAGAGAACCCCATGGATGTATTACAAAAATTCAGTCATTTAAAAGAAGCGTTTTACAGGTCTTTATCCACATTCCCCACATTCGGCAAAGGATGGTTAAGTAGGGTTGCTCAAGTCACATTATCTGCAAGTTCAATGATTGCTTAATTATGCCATTACAGAAGTTACAGTTTAGACCCGGTGTAAACAGAGAAGGTACTGATTACAGTAACGAAGGGGGTTGGTATGACTGCAACAACATTCGTTTTCGCTCAGGATTTCCTGAAAAAATAGGTGGTTGGACTCAATATTCCGTTAATACGTTCCTTGGTTATTGTCGTTCCATGTGGTCATGGGTAGACCTTTCAAGCAACGTATTTCTTGGTGTTGGTACTGATGTGAAGTATTACATTGAACAAGGCGGTGTCTATAACGACATTACTCCTGTTTATTACCCTGTTACAACCATATCAACAAGCCCTGCAACATACACACTTACCAATCCATTTACTACGGTTTATTCAACATTAAACGGTAGTATTACAGCCACATCCACATCCATTACCCTCACATCTGCATCGGCTTTCCCGATTAGCGGATTGATTAAAATTGATTCAGAACAGATTCTGTACACTACACTTACAGGAAACGTTCTGTCAGGATTAACTCGTGGGTACAACGGCACAACAGCCGCAAGTCATGCTTCGAGTGCAGGTGTAGGTTCTGCATATTCTGAAGTAACCGATGCGGGATACTTGCCAAACGTAGGAGACTACGTTATTTATTCAGGTGCCACGGCAGTTAACGGAATTACATTAAATGGTCAATACGTAGTAACTAATGTAAACATATCCTCAACAACCATTTATTACATTGCAAACGTTCCCGTTGGAACTACAACTCCTGTGTTTTCTACTGCCACTGCTACGGGTGGTGGAACGGTAACAACATCTTATTTATACCCATCAGGTGCAAACTTTAGTACATCAGGAACAGGATGGAGCACAGGAGCATACAGTCGTGGCACCTATAGTTCTGCATATGCAACATCAATTGCAACTAGCGTAAGGCTTTGGACTGCCGATAATTACGGTCAAGACCTTGTTCTTGCCCCTCGTGGCGGTGGTATTTATTATTGGCAAGATTCAGGTGGAATCACAACTCGTGCCGTTACTTTATCAAGCGTTGCAAATGCCAATGCTGTATATATAGACACGGGTACATCGTTCTCTTCAGGAGTCACATCAATCACCGTATCCGTAAGTGCCGCAAGCAGTATTTATCCTTATTCTTACATTACAGGTACAGGGATACCAAACGGAACCTACGTTACATCTGCTTATGTTCATGGCTCTACGACTGTTCCTATTTCAGCAACTACCACAGCCAACAGTTCGGGAAGTTATTCATATTCGTTCTCAGGTGCTTATGTACCTACCACCACAAATCAGGTTTTAGTTGCACCAATTCAAGAGTTTGTGATTGCTATGGGTGCCAATTCTTACAATGGCGGTACGCTTGCAAATAATCCATTTAATCCATTACTTGTCCGTTGGTCAGACCAAGCCAACATCTATCAATGGGTACCATCAATTACAAATCAATCGGGTGAATTTCCACTAGCGAACGGCTCTTATATTGTTGAGGCTCGTTCAACCCGCCAAGAAATATTAATTTGGACTGATTCAGCACTGTATTCCATGCAATACATTGGAACTCCGTATATATGGGGTTTTCAAATCTTAATGGACAACATTACAATCATGTCTCCTCAATCAGCCATTACTGTGAATAACATCACATATTGGATGGGTAGGGATAAGTTTTATGTATACTCAGGAACGGTACAGACTTTACCCTGCTCAGTACGTCAATACGTCTTTGACGGTTTAAACATCTCGCAAGCATCACAATTCTTTTCAGGATCAAACGAAGCCTACAATGAAGTATGGTGGTTTTACTGTTCCGCCAACTCAAGCATTGTAGATAGTTACGTTGTGTATAACTACTTGGATCAAGTTTGGTATTACGGTCAAATGTCTAGAACAGCATGGTTCTATTCAAGCATTAAGCAATATCCCATTGCGGCAGGTTATAACAACGTTCTGCTAAACCATGAAAGTGGGGTTGATGATGTCTCCACAGGAAACCCGCAACCTATTGATGCTTATGTGCAGTCCTCAGATTTTGATATTGGCGATGGACATAATTTTGGTTTTGTATGGAGAATACTGCCAGACGTAAACTTTAATGGTTCGTATGCCAATCAACCTTATTGTTCGATGACCCTTAAACCAAGGGAAAACTCAGGAACTGCGTATGGTCAGGCAGATAACCCAACAGTACAAAGTTCACAAAACTACACAAATACAAGGCTTTACAACATTCAGCAATTTACAGGGCAAGTCTATACACGATTACGTGGCAGACAAATGGCATTTAGGCTTGAATCAAACTCATTGGGCGTAGCATGGCAATTAGGTAGCCCACGTATGGACATCAGACCTGATGGACGTAGGTGATATGTATACAGATTGAAAATAATGACATATACTACCCCTCCAAAGATTGTTACTTTACTTTCTCCCGCACCCCCTAATTTACCTGTAGCACCAACGGACTACAATCAGGTTTATCAAGATCAAATATTAAATGCATTACGACTATACTTTAATCAGTTAAATAACTTTACCAATGGGGTAATTACTCCCCCAAGTGGTACAACTACCCAAAGACCAACATTGAAGTTGCAAACGGGTCAGTTTTTCTTTGATACAACCCTTGGTATTCCAATTTATTGGAGTGGAACAAAATGGGTAAATAGTAGCGGTACGGCAGTTTAAATGATAATATATGGTAAATTGAGCGAGGTTTAAACATGGATGCTGGTGTAGGCGAAGCGATGTTAATGAGTGCCGCAATTGGCGGTGCAGGTTCTGCCGCAGGAACTGCTCTTGCAGGCGGTAGCATGAGTGATGCCCTTAAATCCGCTCTAACAGGTGCCGCTCTTGGTGGTGTTACGGGCGGTCTTACTTCGGGTGGTTTGAGTGGATTATTGGGCGGTGCCGCTCCTGCAACGGGCGCATTAACTGCTACACAAATAGCCGCAGAAGGAATGCCTGCTGTTGATGCAGGATTAGGTTCTCTTGCTCCAAATATAAGTTCAGGCGCAAATGGAATGAGTTCTCTTACAGGTAATATTGGCGCAGGAGTAAATCCTGTTGCAAGTGCTACGCCAAGTACAGGAATTGCTAATTCAATCCATGGTTTAACAGGTTATACAGGTGCAACTCCAAATATTTTCGGAGTTGGTCCGCAAAGCAATTTAGCCTTAGGTGCTCTTGGTGCAGGTAGTGCATTAACAAGTGCCATGGCAGAAGAGCGTAAATTAGCCATGCCTCCCGGTATTGAGCCATATACAGGCATTCTAAGCAAATATGACCCATATTCTGCTCTTGGAGTTCAATATCCTACACATATGGCATCAGGTGGTATCACTAGCCTAGCCATGGGCGGACAGCCAAATCAAATGTATCCAATGAGTCAGCAAGATAATATGACTTTTGCGACCCCTTCACAAATGCCTGCAAATGCAATGGCAGTTCGTAACTTTGAACCTGCAACAAATCCAATGACAGGCGAACCAAGTCAGCCGATGGCAGAGGGTGGAATCACTTCCCTTGGGCATTTCTCTGATGGTGGACAGTTATTGAAAGGTCCTGGCGATGGCATGAGTGATGATATTCCTGCCCACATTGGTCAGCATCAGCCTGCTCGTTTGGCAGACGGTGAGTTTGTTATTCCTGCCGATGTAGTAAGTCATCTAGGTAATGGTTCAACAGACGCAGGAGCAAAGCACTTGTATGCCATGATGCATAAGGTACGCAAGGCACGTACAGGTAATCCTAATCAGGGTAAGCAAATTGACCCTAATCACTATTTAACGGCATAGGAGAGCGTATGTCAGGAGGCGGTGGACAAGGACAAGGTTATACTTCCAACACAGGAAGTGGAGGTATTTATGGTGGACAACCTATTGGGAATAGCGGTGGCAATGCATATGCACAACAACCTCCCCAAACTCCATTTATGGGGCAACAACCACAAACAATGCAAGCAAACCCATTTCACCAAGCAGTAGCATCTCTACCGCATGATTCGCCGATGGATAGTATTTCATCAATGATACAAGGCGGTAATATACTAGGGGACCCACAACCAATGCAAGCAAGTTTATTTCAAAATGCAGTAGCACCCGCACAACCTAACCCACAGACGCAGGGCGGTGGAATCGCAGGATTATTGGGCAATGGTTATGGCGGTCAAATGGGCGGTATGAATGGGCAAGGCATGGGTGGAGATCAAGATGTTGTGGTTCATGGACATCCTGTTGGTGCAGGACAAATGCAAGGGCAAATGATGCCTCAAATGAATAACATGCAAATGCCATA